TTTAATGACGTACAATCAAGTAGTAAACAAAATAAGGACTCTATTGGAAAGTCATCCATTCCTAAAGGATGTGAGATTCGCAACTCCAGCAGAATGGCTAAATTGGGATAGTGTTCCAAACTTTCCAGTTGCTTCGTTTTCTATTGATAGTGGAAATTTCAATCTTGGAAGGGAGCAAATATATTCTTTAAAACTTTGGTTACTTGATAAAAGTGGTGTAGATAGTGAATTTGAAACAGATGTTGTTTCAGATATGCACGGAATTGCTAACGATATAATAAGCAATTTAAGGAACGGAAGTTCTGTTTTTACTATTGATGACCAAATAAGTTGGAATGCAGTTTCCGAAAAGTTTGAGGATTATTTAAGTGGAATTGAAATTACAATTAACTTGTCAGCTATCGGAGAATTTGGATTGTGTGATTTTCCTACAAGTGGTATTCAATCAACTTTTGATAATTCATTTGATAATACATTTAATTAAAAAAATATGACAAATTCACAATTGCTTGATGAAGCAGCAATAATAAAAAACGAAACCGAATCAGGAGCAAATACGGCTCAAAGAGTTGGTCAAATGTTAGAAGATATAATAAATAGTTCAGGTAATTATAAAGTTTATACTGCTACATTGACTCAAACGGGTACGGATGTACCAACAGCAGATGTTTTGCAAAATACTTTAGGATATGAAATTTCTTGGCTTTATGATGGTATTGGATATTATTATAGTAATATAGATGCTTTTGGTGCAAATAGTTTAGTATTTATACAAAATAATACTGGAATAGATAATGGATATACTGATATAACTGCTACAATCAGTGGAGGTTATGTAGTTATATATACTAATACTGATGGAATTTTAAATAAAACACCAATAGAAATAAGAGTTTATGAATAAATTTTTTTTATTTTTCTTTCTTTTATTGTCCTTTATTTCTAAAGGTCAGGTTTATCAATCTATGCCCCAATATGGTTACGGACCAGTTAAAAGATTTGATATTGATTCTTCTTTGACTATTCCGACAACTTGTGGAGTTCCTACATTAAGAACAACTTTGACAAAGAAAGCAGCAATTGCTTTTGATTCTTGCAATAATAAATTTTATAAATACAATCCAAAGACATTAACGTGGAGTGAGATTTCAGGAACTACAATTGACACAACTTCTTTAAGCAACCGAATTGATTTGCGTGTTAAATATTCCGACACGTCAAGTATGTTAAGTCCGTACTTAAGAAGTATTAATCAAATTGATACGACTTCTTTGAGCAATCGCATTAACTTAAAATTGTCAATAAGTGATACTTCAAGTATGCTTAATCCTTATTTAAGAAAGATAGATACTACTTCAATGCTTAGCCATTATTTTAATAATACAAATTATGGACTAAGCAAATCAGGACAAACTATAAGTGTAGATACTTCAAAAATTTCTACTTTATATCAAACTAATCTAAGAGTAAAATATACAGATACAGCAAGTATGTTAACTCCTTATCTTAGAAAAATAGATACCACGAATAAATGGGTAAATAACATAACAAGAACAGCAGGAAAAGATTCTATTATATACTATATTGGTTCAAATAGATATGCAATAAAAGATTCAATTGGAACAAATCCTGCTCCTGTAGGGTATTATGGTGCTTGGCAGGATAGCACAACACAAAGTGCCCCTTCAAGTAATGTGGGCGTTGCAATGATTTTTAGAGTAAAAGATTTAGAAAATCAAGTTAGGGTTGTTACAAATGGTACTAACTTAAGTAGAATAACATTTGATAATACAGGGATATATAATTTACAATTTAGTTCTCAATTTCAAAATACAAACAATCAGTTACAAGATGTAACAATATGGTTAAGAAAAAATGGTGTTGATGTGCCAGGTTCATCAGGGTATATATCTGTACCAAATTCGCATGGAGGTGTTGATGGTCATATTGTAGTCAGTTGGAACTATTTGCTTAGTATTGTAGGAGGTGAATACTATGAAATAGTTTGGAGCACTACATTACATACTGCTGTAACTATGCAATATTATGCTGCAGGGAATCCACCACCATCTACAGCATCAGTAATCGCCACAGTTACACAACAATCAGGTATTATGGCAGGTACTGGAATTACTGCTATAAATTCCCTAACAAAAAGTGTTCAAAGATTAGTAACAGGAACAAGTGGGACTGATTTTAATATCTCTTCATCAGATTCTATACATACATTTAATTTACCAACAGCATCAGCTACAAATAGAGGTGCTCTTTCTTCAGCAAACTGGAGTACATTTAATAGTAAAATAGGAGCAGGAGATACAGCGTCAATGCTTACTAATTATATTAATTCAGTAAATTATGGATTAAGCAAATCAAGTCAAACAGTTAGTGCCGATACTTCTAAACTATCAACTTTATATCAAACTAATTTAAAAGTTAAATATACTGACACGGCTTCAATGCTAACTCCTTATTTGAGAAAAATAGATACTGCAAGTTTAAGCAGTAGAATTAATTTAAAACAAGATGCTTTGACTTTTTCAACTGGATTAACAAATACTTCAGGAACGATTACATCAAATTTAAGTGTAGGTGTTTCAGGTGGTCAATCAGTTGTTGGGGGTACTGCTGCGAGTAATAACTTAACTTTATCTTCAACTTCAAATGCTACTAAAGGAAAGATATTATTTGGAACGAGTGGATATGATGAAGCAAATAATAGATTAGGTTTAGGTACTTCATCTCCAGTAATACCTTTAGATGTTGTTAGAACTTCTGCTGGTGCTATGGGTAGAGCAACTTATGAAACTGCTGCTTTCTCTTATAATTCAGATAATAAGGTTGGAATTTATACAAGTGTAGCTCACGGTTCAGGTGGTGCTTCATTGATATTTGGGAATAGTGGAAATACTACAAGTGCAACTTATTATCCCGGCTTTGAATATCAATTTAACTCATCAGCAACTATCGCAAGTAATTACTTGACAAATGGTTTTGTGTCAAGAAACTCTACCGGTACAGTAGTAGGTGCAGTAACTGGTATTTTGAATTTATATGCAGATGGAAAAGTAGTTATGAATGGGTCTGCAACTGGTTTAGGAAATCCAACTGTATCAAATAAACTTTTAATAAATACTGCAACTGACAATGGTCAAGTTTTGCAAGTAAATGGAACTGCTAAAATTTCAAATACTTTAACAACTGCTGGTAATTTATTTGCTTATGTAAATAAAACTTCTGCTTATACTTTGACTGCTACTGACCAAGTTGTTACTGCTGATGGAACAAGTGGTGCTTTTAGCATAACACTTCCAACTTCTGCAAGTAAGTCAGGGCAAACTTATACTATTAAAAAAATAGACGCTTCGGCTAATGCAATAACTGTTAATACAACTTCATCACAAACCATTGATGGAGCAACAACTTATTCTTTGGCTACTCAATATAAATATGTAACTGTAATTTCTAACGGCTCAAACTGGTTTATAATTTCAAACAATTAAAAAATGGCTAAAATAACTCCTATAACAATTCCAACAAAAGGCATCGCAACAAACTTAAATTTAGTTGTATTAAACTTTAGTATGGAAGATACTACTGCAACTTTTTATTATACATTAACTAAAGATTTTAACTATGGTGAAAATAGTAATAATGTATTATTAGAAGGAAATATCCAAATGACTGAAGAAGAATTTTCTCAATGGGGTACTGATAACAATTATTGCTTGTTATGGGCTGCAAATAAATTAGGTTTAACAATTATAAATTAATACAATGTTTGATAATATTACTAACCTTCTTTTATCGGTTTTGATTGCTTTAATGGCTTGGATGGGTAAAAGCATTTATGCTAAAATTGAAGTTCTTATTGCTGAAATTAGATCAATAATGCTTTCTGATGTAATGAATAAAAAGGACATTGAAACTTTAAAAGAAAAGGTTGAACACCACGAAGAACGTATTTCATCACTTGAAAATAAACATATATGATTTCAAAATTTCTTACACTCAATCAAAAAGACTTTTTAAAAGGATTACTTTTATCGGTACTAACGGCAGTCGTTACTATTGTTTACAAATCAGTTGAAGCTGGAAGTTTAACATTTGATTGGAAAGCTATCGGAACAACTGCATTGACAACGGCTTTATCTTATTTGCTTAAAAATTTATTAACCAATAGTAAGGGAGAAATTTTAAAAAGCGAAAAATAAAATGTATGAGGTTATTGCTTTTATGTTTACTGCTATCATTAGTTGGTTGCTATTCTTTGAAGAAAGCGACAAAGCAAGTAAGAAAGGCAAATGACACATATCCTGAAATGGTTGCAAAGTTTTTGCAAAAAGAATATCCTTGTATTGAAAAAAAATCTGACACAACATTAATTTATGACACTACGTACCAAGTTAAAATTGACACTTTTCTTATTGAAACTCCGATTATATCGTTTGATACTGTCATTAAAAAAGACACTATATTAAGACAATCAAAAGAAAGAGTTATAACAATAACAAAGACAATAGTTAAAAAGATTGAGGATAGTTCAAAGTTATTAATCGCATCAAATCAATTAAATTTAGTCAATAAAAAACTTGAAAAGTTTATTACTAAAAGCGAATCAAAAAGTGAATGGATAAAATGGATTTTAATTATTCTTTGTATTTCAATTATTTTTAACATACTTTTGATAAAGAAATGACACCATCAAAAAATTGTATTGAGTTGATAAAACAATTTGAAGGATTTTTTCCTAATGCTTATTTGTGTCCAGCATCCGTTACAACGATTGGTTTCGGAACAATTAAATATCAAACTGGAAAAAAAGTACAATTGGGAGAAACCATTACAATGGAACAAGCAGAAGATGAATTGATGTATGAACTCAAGAAAATTTGTATGGTGTTTAAACCGAATGTCAATCAAAATCAATTTGATGCTTTAGTTTCATTTGCTTATAATTTAGGTACTGGTGCTTTGGTTAATTCAACTTTATTCAAAAAGTTAAGAGCAAATGCAAACGACCTGACAATCAGGGATGAATTTATGAAATGGAACAAGGCAAGAGTTGGTGGAAAATTGAAAGAATTGAAGGGACTTACGAGAAGGCGAAAAGCTGAAGCAGACCTTTATTTTTCAACTATATGACAAAACTACGAACTCAAAGAAAGCGACTTTTCTTTGACATTGAAACAAGTCCGAATATCGGTTTGTTTTTTACGGCTGGATATAAATTAAATATCGGCTATGATTCCATAATAAAAGAAAGAGCAATAATTTGCATTTGTTATAAATGGGAAGATGACAAAGAAGTGAATTATCTTTATTGGGATTCTAAACAATGCGATAAAAAAATGCTTCAAAAGTTTGTTCAGGTAGCAAATGAAGCTGATGAGTTAGTTGGTCATAATGGTGATAAATTTGATTTGGCTTGGATTAGAACAAGGTGTTTATTTCATCGCATTCCAATGTTCCCAACTTATACAACCATTGACACTTTAAAAGTAAGTCGTTCAAAGTTTAAATTCAACTCAAATAAGCTGGATTATATTGCTAATTATTTGGGAGTAGGTAAAAAGATTAAGACCGATTACGGACTTTGGAAAGATATTCTTTTAAAGAATGATAAGGTTGCGATGTCAAAAATGATAAAGTATTGCCAACAAGATGTGAAAATTTTAGAAAAGGTTTTTAAGGAATTGAATATACATTTGCAATCAAAGACGCATTTTGGCGTGGTATTTGGTCAAGATAGAGAGAGTTGTCCTGAATGTGGCTCTGATGAGTTGATTATTTCAAAGCACCGATATACTGCTTCAGGTCTTTTAAAGGCTCAATACCAATGTAAAACGTGTCATAAATTTCATTCCAAAACAGTAAAATAAACAAAATCAAATGAGAAACTATTTAGAAGCGATTTTAAAGGATTTACCATTAAGTGAAAGGATTACCTTACTTGAATCATTAAGTAAGAAATATAGGCGTTTAAATAGCATTAGGATTAATTCTAAACAAATGGGGCGAAAAGTTGATGAAGATAGACCTGACCTTCAAATATTAAAAAATGCAAGTTAACGAACAAAATGCACAACCTGAAGTGCAGAAAGAAATTGATAAGATAGAAGAAGAAATTGAGGTTGAATTAACTTCAAGGGCTGATTATATTACTTCGGCTTATTTTGCTATCAGTTCAGTTGAAGGACTGGATACGCAGATAATGAGCAAAGAGGATGCGAAGCGAGTTAAAAGAATACTACGAAAATCCCTTATGATTATAGACGATTGCATCACGGAAATGTTTGATGAATTGTATGAAAACGATACTGAAGATTAGGTTTCAGGTTTTGGTTAATTGGTAAATACGGACTGAAATTTCTATTTCGGTCCTTTTTTTGCAAAAAATCTTTCTATTTTAACTTATTGATAATTAGTAAGTTATATTAATTCCAAAAAATATTTTAAAAATACTTTGATTTTTTCATTGTTTATTCAAATAGTGAATGTATATTTACATCCTATTAATAACCAAACAAAATAAAAATGAAACAAGAAACAAGAGGTGGAGCAAGAGCAAACGCTGGTCGTAAACCACTACAAGACAAAAAGCAATTACTTCCAGTTTACATTGAAACTTCAGTTATCAATAAATTAGGTGGTAAGAAGGAAGCAAAGTTAAAAGCACAATCTTTGCTCCGAGATATTGCAATCGTTATTTTATTAGTCGCTATGTGCTTCGCAGACAACATTTTTAATTAAACCATAAAATCAAATCAAATGAAACTACAAACTAAATTCAGCCGAGTTATTGAGTACGAAGTACCTTCTTATTACAAGTCAAATTACAACGATTATTATTTCAGAATTACTGCCAATGGGGTAACTAAAGTATATGATACAATGCTTTACTTTATACCTTCAGATGAAAGCAATTCTTACTTTGAAGAAATTGCAGATATAGTTGACAGATGCAAACAAGTTTCAGACAAAGAATATTTGTTAAAAGCACAAGAAACTTTAAATACTTTCAAGAATATTATTTAATTTTATCACTCACCAAAAAATCAAAACAATGAACAAATCTAACACGATTAGCGAATTAGCTAAAGCACTTATTACTTTCCACGTTAAAGTAGACAAGATTAAAAAGGATGCTAAAAATCCTTTCTTCAAATCAAAGTACGCTTCACTTCCAAACATATTGGAAGGAATTAATGAGCCATTGATTGAATCAGGACTTACATTTTCGCAGTTCCCAAACAGCGAATATGGACTTACTACAATCTTAATGCACGAATCAGGCGAATGGATTGAATCAGATTATTCAATGCGTCCAGTAAAGGATGACCCACAAGGTCGTGGTAGTTGTATAACTTATCAAAGAAGATATGCTTTAAGTTCTATATTGGGATTAAATATTGATGATGATGATGATGGAAATTATGCTACTTATGGAAATGGACAACCTGAAGAAGATAACCGACCTTGGTTAAATAAAGGAACAGATGTATTCATTAAAGCAGTTGATAAGCTACGTTCAAAAGAAACTACGCTTGATAAAATCAAATCTGCTTACCGAGTAAGCAAAGCTATTGAAACTGAATTACTAACTTTAACTAAATAATATGTTACCAACTATTACAAGCGACTTAACGAAAAGTCAGATTAAGAATATAAGCCAACAATTTATTGAAGCAATCAGCGATAATGGTCGTATTATTGAAACTGCTGAATTGATTGCAAAGATGGAAGCATTTATAAAAGAAATTCGTTCTTCAAAGGATTTCATTGAAATGGTACGTGATGAAGTAACTAAAGAAGGAAGCAAGGCAAAAGTAACAGTTACTGGAGTGAAGATTGAACTTGCTGAAACTGGAGTAAAATATGACTTCAGTCAATGCAATGATTATGACCTGAATTGCTTACTTGAAGAATCGGAACGACTTGAAGTTCAAATAAAAGAACGAAAAGAGTTTCTTAAATTACTTCCTAAAGCTGGGGTGGATGTTGTTACTAACTTCGGAGAAGTAATAAGAATTTACCCACCGAGCAAATCAAGTACTTCAAATTTTAAAACAACTATTTCAAAATGATTTGGGTTTATCTTACTGAAGATATTTACGCAATGAACAAGAAAAAAGTGTATGGTGAGCAAGGCGAAAGAGTAGTCGTTGTATCAAATAGACATCCAGCAATTATTGTTTGCAATGCAAAAGGCGAAAAATATACTTGCCACTTTTCAAAACTTTCAAACACAATTATTCAACCAAAAATTAAAACAAATGAAACAACTACAAAGAATGGTAAACGTAAAACCAAGCGTTAAAAACTTACTTACAAAATTTTCATCACTCCGAGATTCAGACCGATTGCTTGTTGCTGAATTTTGGAAACAAGAATTAAAAGCACTTAAAACAAATGACCTTTTAATGATGCTTAAAGCTGGGAACTTAACTTCTTATGATAGCATTACAAGGGTTAGAAGAAAGGTTCAGGAAGAAAATAAAAAGCTTCGTGGTAAGTTATACAAAGAAAGAAAAGCTATTGGTAAACAAGTTAAAATGAATATTAAAAATGTATTGTAGTCCGAATATAGTTCCATTAAAAACAAGGATTTTATTACCTGAAGACATTATCCAACAAGGAGCTGATTTTTTTAGAATTAAATTAACTGATTTAGTTTCTAAATGTAGGGAACGAAAACTTGTAGAAACAAGACAAATGTTGATTGATATGCTTTATTCCGATGAATATATGAGATTATCTTTAAAAGATATAGCAAGGTTATTCGGGAATAGAGACCATTCAACAATGATTTATTCAATAAGACAAGTAGCAAATCTTTGTCAAACTGATTTTATTTTCAGGGAAAGATATAAGAGATTTCACTTGTTAATCTACGGAAATTTGGATAATTTCAGAAGGTAGTTTATATTTGTAAAAAATCTATAAATGGAGTTGCAGACATTTATAGGTTAGTTTAAATGTCAAAGGGTGTTCAATACTGCAACTATTGAGCATCCTTTTTTTTATTATGTCAAAAGACCCAGCATTTTTATTTTATTCAAATGATTTCCTTACTGGAACTTATTTAATGTCAGATGAACAAGTAGGAAAATATATCCGTTTACTTTGTTTACAACATCAAAAATTAACACTTTCTGAAAAAGATATGATGCACATATGTAAAACATATGATGAAGATATCTTCTCAAAATTCGCAAAAGATGATTCAGGTTACTATAATGAAAGATTAAGAGAAGAATCAAAAAAACGAAAAAGCTATACTGAAAGTCGTAAAAACAATCGTAAAAAGAAAGATATGAAAAACATATGTTCAACATATGAAGAACATATGATACCACATATGGAAAATGAAAATGAAAATGAAGATATAGTTAATAATACTATTAATATAAATTATCCAAAATTTTCAGATTTTAATGGACTTCCTGAATTAAAAGTAAATTCAGCTATTGAATTAATATCTTTAACTAAAAAGAAAAAAGTAACTTTTGAACAAGTTTCAAAACTTTGGGAGGTATTTAAAGTTCAAAATTTAGATGGCAAAACTTATTATCCTTCTACGGAAAAAGTATATTCACATTTTATAAACTGGATTAAAAATCAAAATTTTCAAGATGCAAAACCAACTACCAGCGAATCAAGATACCAAGCAAGGGTTGACTACGCCAATAGACACTCTAATAAAAGCGAAGAAAACAACATTGATTTCCCAATGCTCTAATGAAGATATTAGCAAAAGATTGTCTTTAATCTATTTTATGATAGGATTAAGACCTCAACACTTTCCAAGTCCTGAAGAAGATTTATTTATATTTAATTATTTGCGAGTTAATTTCGGACACAAAACTTTAGATGAACTTTATCTTGCTTTTGACTTGGCTATAAAAAGAGAACTTGATGTTGATGTAAAAGTTTATGACCAGTTCAGCATTGAATACCTTGTAAGAATTATGAACGCTTTTCGTATTTATTCAAATCACATCATAAAAGAACAACCACAAAAACCAATGGAAACTTTGCCCCCACCAACTGAAACGGAACAAGAAATGATAAATGATGTAATGGAATATGTAAAGAATGATTTTTATAATTTTAAAAATTTAATGATGATACCTTTGTACTTATTCACAACTTGTGAAAAACTTTCTTTCATCAATCAAACTGAAAAACAAAAGATTAAAATATATGGAAAAGCAGTAGAATATAGGAAAAATATGCTTAAGAACGAAAGTATAATGGATTTAAGATTCAATCGTGAATATCAAAAGTTAGTTCGTGATATTAAAAATAATACATTATCAAGTTTTGAAATTCAATTTATTTCCGATATTTACAAGCGAATGTCAATACTTGAATGTCTTATTGAAAAAAGGAAATGCTTGAAAGAGGAAAATTTATAGTGATAAAAGGAAACGACCCTGAAATGGATGAATTGAATGAAGAGGTTGTCCATTACATAAATGATGATTTTCCTTTAGCAGATGTTCAGGCACTTTATGATATTGGATATTTGGATTTGAGAGAGCCAACATTACAAGAAAAAAAAATTTGTTATTTGGCTATTGAGTATATGGATAAGTCAAATGGAATATTTGTAAAAGAAATTGATAAACTTGAAAAATTCTTCAAAGATAACTCCACTACCTAAACTTCATTTGAAAGCACAAATGGTTTTCAATAAATGGATTAGGGAAAGAGACAAAAATAAAGGTTGTATTTCTTGCAATGGAGAAGTTCAACACGCTGGACATTATTTTAGTCAGGGTCATTTTTCTTCATTAAGATACTCGGAAGAAAATGTAAATGGTCAATGTTT